TCATGCCTATCCCGCCACATATCGCCGTGGCCGCAAGGGTCATCAGCAATGCGGATTACTCCGCGTCTCGCCGGCGTTCGGAGACGCCTTGGCTTGGGCGGCAGTGTCGGAGACAGGTGCAGGAAGACGAAACCCTACAGGGGGTGGCCCGGTAGGGTTTCAGGTTGGCGAGTTGTAGCGGAGGTGTGTCAGGACTGCAGCATGCTGGCGGCCAGACGGTAGCTGGCGGCGTTGGCCAGGTCCTGCTCGGCCTGGTCCAGGTCGTTGCGCACCGCGGCGTTGGTGTCACAGTAGTCGGCACTGTCGCCCAGCAAAGCGATGGCAGCAGCCACCGCCGGAGCGTTGTGCAGGCGCTCGCGCAGCAGGTAGCCCTCCAACTGCCAGACTTTCTGCACGGCGTTCTGGCGCGCGATCTTGCGGCCGATCTCTTCGTCGAAGTTCTCCGGGCTCGCGCAGGCCGACTCGCCGGTGACGGTGAAACCGTTGCGCAGCACCAGCACGCAGAAGGTCAGAAGGCGGAGCGCATCCGGCGTTGACCGGGAAGCCGCAGCATTCAGCGAACCACCCGAGAACGCGGCGACTTCCACTGCCTTGGCGTCACCCTGGTGCGCGGTGAAGTAGTGCTCGCTGGCGATGCTGGCCTCGACGTCGGCCGGGGTGATGCGTGGCGCGGTCAGGCCCTTGGCCTGGATTTCCTGCTCGATTTCGTCACAGGAAACGTCGCGTGACGTCACGGTGACGTCACCAGCAACAGGTGACGGCTGTTGCGACGCGCTGCCACCCGTCACGCCATGTTCGGGCGGCTCGGACTGGTCCTCGTGACCATCGCAGTGCGCCACAGGACGCAGGCAACGGTCGCAGTGCTTCGGCGCGTTGCTGGAGTAGCTGACGCCCACGATACCCTCACCGATGCCCAGCACCAGCGCCTGGCGAACCAGTTCACTGATCGGCTCGCGCAACGCGCTGGCCTTGGTCACCGCGTCGGTCAGTTCGGGAGAGGCTCCACACTTCTCGATGGCCCAGCACAGATCGGTGATCTGATCGAGGATCGGGACGCGTACATGCAGCAGCGCGTCCAATGCCTCGCGTTGTACAGCCTCGGTCTTCGCTGCCTGGCCCTTCTGGTACGGCATCCATTCGGCGAAGCCGGCGGCCGGGCGCTGCGCCCCTTCCTGCACCAGCAGTACGCTGGTCTTGTTGTACGGCAGGCCGTTGGCATCGAAGTACGCCAGGTTGACGCAAGTGTCAGACCATACGTGCGCGATGATTGCCGACAGCGGCTGGCCATCGTCAGGCTTCGCGCCCTGGTCATCGGCAGTTGGGTAGTAGTGGACGATGCGGCCCACGGTGGGCTTGATGATGGTCATATGTTGCTCCTCGTGTGGTTGGTTCGAACTTCGCTACGTCAAGAGCCCTGCGGCAGGTTGTCAGCCGTACTCGGCGTCTCTATTCCGCGCTGGCCGGTCGGGGCCTCGGCCGGCACCGGCGGATATGTCGGACTGGTGTTCCTGCGTACTGGAGCCTCCTCGGCCTCAGCTTCTGCCGCTGCCGGCCCCTGCCCTTGGATGTAGGGCGACTTGATGTTCATTGCCGCCGTCTGGTCGGCTACGGGGTAATTCGGGTCGTCACCAGCAGGGTTCGGGCGCTGGTATCCAGCGCTCTGCATCACGGCGTCGGCGATCGGCGCGATCATCGGCATCTGCGCAATCTGGGCGCCGGCCTGCATGGCACTGAATGCGGCCTGCACCCCGATCTGCACTGCCTTGGCGTTCAGCCCACTGATTTCGCTATCCGCCTTGCGCTCCTTGATCTCCAGTTCGCGCAGCTTGATGTCGTTTCCGGCCTTGGCCAGGGCGTCCTGCACGGCCTGGTCGATCTGCTGCTGGATCTGCTCCGGGGTCTGCTGTTGATCAACGGCTCGGATGGCCTCCACCACGTCGCGCTTGAACGGCACGTCCATGAGGCTGACCAGGAACGGCAGGACAGCGGCCTGGTACTGCGGCGGCATGCTCTTGACGGCCTCGGACATCGCGTTGAGCTGCTGGCCGCGGTAGCTGTTGGTGCTGGGAACGTCCTCGAGGGCGACCTTGATCCGAGTGCGCAGCAGATCATTGGACAGGTAGGCGGCGCCGGTCTGCGGATCGCGCTGCGGCTCGTTGAGCACCACGACACGATCGGCGGTCACGGCATCGCCTTCGATAACAACCTCAGTGCGCTCCTGGCCGATGTCCTCGACGATCATTGCCAGCAGCAGTTCGCCCACCAGGGTCCGGCCGGCGCGGAAGTTGTCCATGATCCGGCCAATTGACTGGTTGCTCTGCTCGATCTGCTGCTGTTCCTGGATGCCGCTAGTGGCCGTGCCTTTGCGCCCTTGGAAACCGGCCGTGATGTTGCTTACGCGCTCGATGGTGGCGCGGTTGTCCTGGAGCATCTGGAAATGCTGGTCGGTCAGGGTGTAGTCGCGCTTTACCTCGAAACGAGCGCCCCTGTTGCTTGCGAAGTGCTCAGCGTTCAGCACGATGTCGGCATCCGGACGTGCGATCTGCCGGCGTAGTTGGGCGTCGGTCATGTCCACCGCGCCCTTGGTACGCTCCACTCGAGTGACGCTCATGCCCCAGCGGAGCTTGGACATACCGCTATTCAGGCTGTCCTGGGCGTACTTCATGCCGCGCACGTACCCGTATGGAATTCCGGTGGCATCCTCGCGGAAACCGAAGAACGGGACGTAGGGGAAGTGGCGATGTGTGTATGGGCTTGGCCCATCGTGCAGGCAGTGCGGCCCGAGCCAGTAGGAGCGGCGCACGCGGGATACCGTCACCTTCTTCGGTGAAATGCGGCCGGACGCCAGCGCGATGTTGTGCGCCAGGTTGTTCGGGTCGTACTCGACGACTCGGCCATCGGGCGATTTCAGGACGTGGACCTGCACCCAGCGGCGATACCAGAGTTCCACCAGGCAGATTTCCTTGCTGCTTGGGTTGTACCAGCGGTCCTCCTGCACGGTCCAGGCCCGCGCCTCGTTCCATGCGTTGTGTAGACCGGTGGATGTGCCGCCTTCCATCATTCCGAGATCGGGCTGGCCCCACCAGGTGCTGCCGTACTTACCTACCATGCGGATCAGCTCGGCATGCTCCGGGAACACCAGGGCAATGCGATCAGGTGACAGCCAGCGCTGCCGGCGCAGGAAGCGGCAGGCCTCCCAGTCGTCGCCGCACTTCATGTCCCAGTGAATTTCGTCGCGGCGGATAGGCCGGCAGCGGTACGGGAACTTGAACGGGTCCGACTCGCGGCTGACTTCTACCCAGCCGATACCGCACGCGATCTGCGGCCGGAACGCTTCGGAGCATGCGCGGTCGGCACCAGACTGGCGCTCTGCCGTGTTCAGCCGGTAGTTCAGGGCGTCGGCCACGTCCTGGCCACCCACGTCACCGTTCGGCGTCACGCGCCAGTCTGTGCGAGTGACGGCCTCGTAGCCTTGCAGGGACAGCAGGGCCGGGCCAATCAGGTCTTCTACCGCGGGCGGGATGCCCAGTGCCTGCTGGCGACGCAGCAGGTCGGTGTCGAGCTGGTTCCCGTCCGCGTAATCCATTTCCTTGTCGGCGACGGCGCGCCACGCGGGCTGGTCCTCGATTTCGTAGTTGATGTCGGCGTACTCGTCCACGGTCAGCGGCGTGTCGCCGGCCGGTGGCAGGCCATTCATGTACTGGCGGTCATTCTCAGTGATCTGCATGTCGTGTCCTCACAGTCGCCAGTCAGGCGCTTCCGCTTCCTCGTAGGTGCGTTCCATTTCGTTGGGCATGATTTCCACGGCCTGGCCGACGTAGCGGAACATGTCGGAGCCGTGGCTGTATTCGTCGTGCAGGGGAGCCATGGCCTCTCCGGTATGCTGGTGCAGGGCGCGGCGGTAGCGCTTCAGGCACTCCACCAGACGCCCGGTCTTGTCCTTGTCGAAGTAGCAGCGCGGGAACAGCATGCGCACGGCCTTGATGCCTTCCTCTATGCTGGTGGCGGCCAGGACGTGGACCTTGCGGCCCATCGCCTGTAGCTGTTCCTCGGTGCTCTTGCCGGTCTGGTAGTTGCGGGTACGACCGTCGTGCGGCAGGTAGTCGATGCCCCAGCGATACGGGCGTTTCTCGATCTGCGCCACGTACCAATCCAGCGTGCGATGGCTGTCCTCGATGTAGTCGATGATTCGCACGTCCATCGGCCCGCGCTGGACAAAGCCGATGGTCATGGCGTCGTTCCAGCCCAAGTCCCATACCGTGTGGACGGGTAGCAGAGGGTCGTATGGCACCGGGCGAACGCGCCCGCTTTCCATCAGGTCCAGGATTTCATGGCGGTAGATGGCACCCTCGGCCACGGTGCGCGGCTTGCCTTCCCATATGTGCTCGTAGTCCTCCTGCGACATGGAGCGCTTGGCGCGCAGGCGCTCCTGGTTGAGGACATCAGGGAACCACGGGTTGTCGCGCCAGTTGATTTCGCAGAGCCACACGTCGTCATCCGGCGCGGCGCAGAACCGCACGTAGGTGTCGTCGGTGTCCATCGCCGGGTTGAGCGTCAGCCATATCTCCGATCCATCCTTGCGGATGGTCGGGATCAGCACGTCCCAGGACTTCTTGCACACGCCCTGGGCTTCTTCCACCCATACGATGTCCACGCCCTCAAAGGACTTGATGGAATCGACGGTGTGCCCTTGCAGGCCGGAGAACAGGAACAGCGTGCCGTTGCGTCCACGAATCTCGGTGTCCAGCACCTCGTAGAACTCGGTCAGGCCGAGCTTGACGATGTAGTCGCGCAGCAGCCGGTGAACCGAGTCGCGCATAGACTTCTGGATTTCCCGCGCGCAGAGAATGCGCAGGGGTTTGCGCGCGCCCATGTCGAGCAGCACCTGGGCCACGCCATGGGACTTTCCGCCACCGCGCCCACCACGCATGACCTTGTACCGGCGCGCCTCGTACAGTGGCGCCAGTTTGAAGGGGAGCGTGATGTTCAGGTTGAGAGGCGCAGCGACGAAGGTGGTCACTCGTCGTCACCTCGTGGCTTGGGCTGCACGAAGGTGACTGTGCTCTTGACCTCTATGGCGCCACCATTCGCGCCAGTGTGCTCGTTGGTGATGCGGTCGCCATACTTCTTGGGCGCCATCTTCGACGCCAACCACTTTCGAGCATCTACGCGCAGCTTCGACCTGGAGATATGGTCGTAGTCGACATGCGTGCGGCCTTCATCGTCCGTGTATGTGTCGTTCGAGCCGTCGTCAGCGATCTGCAGGATCTCCTCGGCGAGCGTGTCGGCCTGTGCCTCGCGCGCGCGCGCGTACTGCTCTCGCAAATCCGCATGCTGCTCGTCGGCCAGCCACCGGAGGAACGTGGACATCGCTGGCATACCCGGTAACTGGCATACCTTCCGCAGGCTCATGCCCTCGGCAAGCGCGGTACAGACAGCCAGGCCGACAGTGGGCGTATACCTGCTCGGGCGACCCGGTGGCCGTTTCGCTGCGGTCTTGGCTGGGGGACGTGCGGAAGCCCCAGTAGCGCGCTTCTTCGCTACCGGGGCCTTCTTCGGTTTGGTACTGGGCTTCTGAGTCATGACCCGGAATTGTCCGGGCCAGAGGGGATGGGTCGAACCTTACAGGGGGATCAGGCGATGTGGTCCATCGACAGGGAAAGCTGGGCTTCGTCGCCATCGGTCCTGTCTGCGCGTAATGCTGCCACTTCCCTTTCCAGCTTCCGTATCTTGATCGCCAGTTCCGCAGCCAGTATCTGGTTCGAATGCCCGATATCGATCGCTGCGAACTGCTGAGCAGCACCTGCCAGAAGTTCACCGAGCATCCGCTTCTCCGCTGGCGTAAGCGTGATGACGTGATCATCGCTGATCTCGACCTTCGCCCAGCCACCTGGTATCTGCGTGATAGTGATCGGCCTGGGCGGATCGAACTGCGGTGCCGGTACGAACACTCCGCGCTCGACGCGCAGCACCAGCAAGTCGTCCACCAGGACGGACAGGCGGTCATCGACAACGCCGGGCTTCAACCCCGTGAGTTCGACCAGGGTCTGGCGAGTGACGATCTGCTGCTGGCTGTGCAGTTCCCGAACTGCGTCGAGTACAACCTGGGTCGATGACTTCTTCATCTGCTCCCCCTTTCAGCGATGAGCCCGTGTTGACGCAGAATGCGCCACTGCTCCTGCAGCCACTCCTTGAACCGAGGGTCAGCCATGCCCTACTCCCCTCCCCATCTTGCGCTTCAGCTCCCGAGACAGCGCTCGATACTTGGCCTTGATCTCCTTCAGTTCATCGATAGGAAACCGCCGGGGCTCGTGCGGCCCCTCTAGCCATTCGACTTTCTCGGCGCCGATGCGCTGGACCAAGCGTATACGGTACTCCACCGCGTTGCCGGACATGTCCCTGTTGCAGCGCACGCACTGCCGATGCACGTTCAGCGGCTCGAAGCGCAGAGCCTGACAAGCACCGACGGAGCGGTAATGCCCTGCATCCCAGCGACTGCCGGTGATCAGCCCTGTGTCACAGGCCGTGGAATCGCAACTGATACATGGCTTGTCGGCGTCGCGCAGGCGAATCCACTCGTTGAAAGCGGCCTGCGCCTCACGCATATGGTCCGAACGGGTCTTGAAGCGTTCCTTGGCCGCACGGATCTCGCGGCGCTCTATCTTCGCCAGAGACTTCCGCTCTCTCTCTCGCTTGGCAGCCGCCAACGCCAATCCGCACTTCGGACTGCACACTGACTGTAGCGATCGCTCCGGGGTGAATACCTCCCGGCACGCCTTGCACGTCTTCTTGCGAGGCCTCTTCGCGGCGACCAGCATCACACCACCTCCGCGGCAGGGTCGACGAATCCCCAGTAGTCGTCGCGGCTCCGGGTCATACCACCTCCTCGGGCATCATGTTGATCATGTCGCCGATCTGCTCTTCGCTCATGCCCGTCCAGTAGTGCTCGATCAGGTGCTGGC